GCAGCACTCGCACTCGTACCATGCGAGCTTCTTGTGCAGGATCTCCTTGGCCTCTCGTATACCATCAGGAACCCTGATCCGATCCTTGGTCATGATCTGGGCGGTCCGGCAGGCAGGGCACACGGCCTTGAACTGGTAGATCGCCTGGGCCTGATTTTTCATGTCCTTCCAGATAGTGCCCTCGTCTTCGGTGCCCCTGGGTTTCGATACGCGGATGATCTTGGAATCATGTTGATACGAGATGGTCCGCTCCTCCATGGTGGAGACAGAGGACTTGTCCATGTTGGCGTCTTCTTCATCGATCATGAGAACACGCAGCGAGACCGAAGACATGGACGATTCCGAGCCCGACCACAGCCCGTAGATGGTGGCCCCCTTGAGCAGGATCTTGGTCTTCTGGATGGCCTGCTTGTCCGGGATCAAATCTTTTCTGAGCATGGGTGACTTAAGATAGTGCTTGCCAAGCTTTTCCTCGAAGATCCTGGCCGCGGCCTTTTCGTCGGGCATGCCGATGCCGGCCGAGGCGGGGTCACGCCAAACGTCGGCGGCAATACATGCGTACCCGATAGAGGTCTTGGTGGTCTGGGATGGTGCGACAATGAAGATTTTCCGCACGCATGGACGGTCCCACATATCCATGATGCCCTTGGCGTACGGGGCCAGATTGTGCTGAAAATACTGACCCGCATAGGGACCGGCCACTATCCGGAAGTTCTTTTCAGCCCAGTCGGCTGTGGAGACGCGGGGCCTGGATTCCAGAACCTGAATCTCACCGGGCAGAAGAGTAAACGGAGGCGGCAGGTAGGACATCAGTCATCCCTCCTGGAAAGGATGAACCGAGTGCGCAGATTGTCGACCAGGGCGGGATCCCCGTTGACCAGGTCGATGGCTTCGAGGGTGATCTTTTCGGCATCATCGTCGATCCCGGCCAGATAGGATTCCCAGGCCGAGGCCATTTCGTCGGTGAACCAGGCCCCCTGAGCGTAGGAGCTCAGAGCATCCTTGAGCCGCTGCCGGAACATGGCCACCAGCTCGGATGATCTGGAAAACATCCATCCGGCCAGCTCCTGGGCCTTGGCCTCGTCACCTTCCACCAGGGCGACCAGTTCTTTGGATCGCTGATCATCACCGCCAAATATAGCGGCCACATCCCCGGAAACCTCTTGGATCCAGTTCGCCAGATGCAGCCTGAGAGCCTGGGCCCTGTCGGCCAGCTCCCGGCCGACAGTGTCGGTCCGCACGTAGCGCCCCTTCTCCCGCTCATACAAGAATTCGTTGCGCCGGGCCTGGACCTGTTTCAGTTCGGCATCGGCCTTGACCCGGGCCTCCTGGTACCCGCCGGGTTCCTGCGTCTCCCCCAGGGGAAGGTCCATCTCCCGGCTGGCATCTATTTTCTTGCCCAAAAAATCGCGGGCATATCGATGCACGGTCAAAACCGCGAAACCGCCACCACGCCGAGCTTTCAGCTTTCCGTCGTTGATATGGTTCGTCACGGTTTGCCGGGCCACCTTATATCCGGATTCCGTCAAATATTTGAACACCTGAAACGCATTCTCAAATACGGTAGGCTGATCCTTTTCGGTGTTACCATTTTTCGGTTCAGTATCACTTTTTACACCCACGTAAACGACCTCGCTTTTCCTTCTTCACAACACCCGGGGCGCGCCGAATTTCTGACACAACCCTTTGAAATTGCACGAATGCTAAAATGCTAAAATAATTTCACACCGCCACCCGCGAAACTCTCGCGTGCTAAGCGACCCCTGCGGTGATGGGGCCTAGAAGAACCTACTTTTTTTCAGCGATCGGCCCGGCCTCGGGTAATGTCATCAATCCCATCTCGAGAAGGACGGTCAGATCTTCGAACGCTGCATGGTATAACTCCTCGGCCCTGGCAGCTACGCCCCACCTACGCCGGGCGGCATCCCCGGCCTCTGGCCGAGCCAAGGGCGGATCGAACCGGATGCCCGGGGTGTCGTCGATCATGCAGATCCGAATGCCCATGCTTTTATTTCTCTTCACGTACTCGCTGAGCTCGACAACCTTTTCGCTGTCTCTCCACGTGATTTCAGGCATGGGTTCGACCGGGGCAACATCGTCGGCAGGAGCAGCAACAGGGACCTCCTCGAGCTGCGCATCCTTTGCGCAGCCTCGACTCCCATACTTTCCTGCAAGGATCTCGAAACTCATACTGCCCCCGTGGTGGTCCGGGTGGTCCGGGTGCGGTCCGGGTGGTGGTCCGGGCTGAAACCCGCATGGTTACTAGCTCGGTCCGGGTGGTCCGGGTATTTTTTTACAAAACCAAAAAACCTTGTCAGGGAATCATAACGCGCGCATGTGCGTACGCGCGTACGCAATAAATCAAATTCACCCGGACCACCCGGACCACCCGGACCGCCTATTGAAATCATTGGAGATCCGTGGTCCGGGTGAAACCTGTTTGCCCGGACCGCACCCGGACCACGAATCTCCCAAACATCCATCATGCCGACCTCATCGTGCACGTTTCGGACACCCGCCATACATGACGTGCGCCCAGTCCCAACAGGGGTGCAGGGGATCGAGTGTGCGGCAAAACTAGACATTCATCGGCTCCGAAACGACCTGAATACCATCCAGCCTATAAACGCGCTTCCCGTGTTCTCTGGGCCGGCGCTGAGACAGGTTGGCCTGGGCCATCTGCAATTCTCTGAAAAAGTTTTCCTTGTTCCGCGGGCTATATCCGTTTGTTGAACAAAACGACTTGTATTCCTTGAACAGGTCGTCCTTGATGCACGAGTATCCATCTCCAGTCGCGCAACAGTCCTCGATGAAGCAAAGAATAGGGTTGTTCGCCCGCTTGAAGGACATCTCTTCGATGTCCAGCTCTCGCGACTCAGTAAAGTGCCCTTGGTCAAGCAGGCGGAACAGCCCGGCCAGCGCCCATGAAAAAATCTCCGAGAGTTCTCCAACCAGCGTGTCCACCAAGTTTCTGTCGATCTTATCCCCAACAAATTGCTGCTTGAACCTGATGATCTTGAGCCGCCTCAGTAGACCGTATGAATTATCCCGCACCCTGGGTGTCTGGTTGCCTGCAAAGATCTGCTTGCAGACTGGATCAAACTCGAATGGCTGTTGGTGCTTATACGATGCAGATATGGTGTCGCCAGTCACTATGGCCTTGAAGTACGGCGATTCAACGGCCTTGGCGCCTGTTTCCGTTGAGATGTTAACAAGCTTGTTATACAGGCTCGCCCTATGGAATTGGTCTTCCAGATCGGCCAGAGCAACGGCCGAGCAGTTCGCGGCCCCAACCAGGGCGCGCAAAATTTTCAGCATCACGGATTTGCCATCAGAGCCAGGGCCCAACAAGAAAAGGGCAATGCCAAACGCCGTGGACCGTGTCAGGCAATACCCGAAAAACTCCTGCAGAAAATCGATAACCTCAGGCGTCTGGATGGTCTCATCGAGGAATTGCATCCATCGGTTGCACACCTTCCCGCTCTTGGGGTTGTACTCCACGTCCAGCGCGATGGTCGCGTAGTAGTCTTTCTCGTGCGGCTTGAAATCACCCGTGGTGATGTTCAACATCCCGTTTTCCAGACACAGCCAGTCATCCATGTCGTTGACCGCACGGCCCGATGGAATGTTCGACAGTACACGCGCCTGGAAGGTGGCATCGTTTACCCTTCCCTGGTCGGCTTCCGTCCCCAGGGCCAGCACGGCCAGCCTTTTGATGTGGTCGATATTGTAGGGTTCCCAGAACTTGTTGTTCCACCGGTAGACCTGCCCGGTATCCGGGTCGTGAAGGATGGGCACGTCCTGGATCAGCTTGTCAGCCAACAGCCTGGGCTTGAACGACAGCCGCCCATTCAGCCCCCTGACAAAAAATTCCATGGCCCCGGAGTCTTCCTGGGGCGGTTTGGGGTTGTCCTGCTCCCTGGCCTGCAAAACCAGCTCCTGAAAGTCCTTGGCCGTCTTCTTGTGCCGTACAAAGAAGTCCGTCAGGTCCTGCCCGCCATCCTTGGGCCACCAGCCATCCTCCAGCCTTCCCATGAAGTGCGGCCATTCCAGCAGCCGTATCGATTTGGCCGCGGTCACCAGGTTGTCGGCAGCCTTGGCCGCGTATCTCTGGCCGGGTTGATCGGCATCATAGGCAATGATCACGTCACGACCCCGCAGGGCCTCGATCTGATCCTTGTCCCATTTGTTGGGCTTTCCGGTCTGGGTGATGGCGTTCAGCCCCTGCGACAGGGCGCACAGGGTGTCTGATTCGCCCTCGCACAGGATGACCTGCCCGTCATATAGGGGAGCCGGGGGGAACAGCCTGTTTTTGCCGAATCCCTTACCCCAGGACATGATCTTGCGCACCTTGGCCCCGGGCTTGTACAGCCGGATATTCCGCAAATGTCCGGCCCGATCCCGCACAGGCAACGCAACCCGGTCCGGGGACGTGGAGTCCCGGACCTGCCCGTCTTTGCCCTGGAACACGGACTGGATCCTCAGATCCATGATCTCCATCACCTCGGGTGACCACCCCCGCAATTCCTGCAGCCTGGTCACCCAGGACGGTGGCAACGGTTTGCACCGCGCCCAGACCTCTTCGGGGATGATGTTCCCCTTGGCCGGGCCCTTGCCCTTCTTGACGACATGTTCCGGGGAGAACTGCTCCACAAACGCCTTGAATCCATCCTTGTCGTCCAGCCCGTTGACAAGGCAGTAGAGCTTGACCAGGTCCCCGCTTTCAACACAGTTGGCCAGGCACTTGAAAATATCCTTGGCCGGGCAATACCCGAACGACGGGTTCGAGTCCTCATGCAGCGGACACAGCCCGTTCATCCATTCCCCGCTTTCCTCGCCTTCGGTCACGGTGAACAGAGTGGCTGCAATTCGTCGCCTCTGGCTCTCGGTCATGTGTTCCAGTGCCCAGCCCATGCTTACCCCCTATCCTCGGTATGTATCGACGGAACCGGCCGCATCCTGCCCCCGCATCGAGGACACGAGATTTCAAGGACCGTGTCGCCGTATTCATCCCCTGCACTGCCCAGATTGTTCACCCGGACCTTTTCGCCGCACGATCCGCACTCGTAGCGGATGAAGCGGGTCGAGTTCATCGCCTTGGCAACGGCCTGCATATCGTCGGCAGTGACCCGCCACGTGCCATTCTGGGTGATGGATACGCGGACTCGGTCCAGAACATGGCGAAGGCGATGAATCTTCTTGCGCTTCCATTCGTCGATTTCGTCTCCCATGATCAGCCGCAGCTGCTGGAGCATGATCTCCACATCAGCGGCTTCCTCAGCCACTTCTTCTTTGGCCTCACGACCCCGCAGCAGATGCAGCGCGGCTGCCGCCAGCTCGGTGCACTCTTCTGCCAGCATGGCTATCTGAGGCGCCTCGCCCCAGGTGTCCAATGCTTCTTCGTAGATGTTCATTATCTGGTCCTCACACAAAAGTTTCTCACCCCCCGGGCCCAGGCCACGGTGTACCAGCAGGACAACGCCACCAAGCCCCACTGCTCATGCTGCCAGGTGGTGAGCAACCAGAACGGCTGCCCGGCCAACCCGGCAACGTACCCCCACTTTCGGACTCTGGCCTTGGAATGCGATACCAGCCAGACAGCAAGGCCAGACAAAACGAGGATGATGATCTGAATGATTGATTCCATTTTTTTCCTTGGAAAACCCACTCCATCGGGATATGTGCAACGTGGATTATATGACAACCTTTTAGCCCGATGGAGTGGATGATGAAAAAACCGTTATCGTTTGCAGAACACCAGGACCGAGGGCTCAAGCTGCAACAGGCGTTCGAGTTTGTTCAAACGTTTGCCGTGGAAATCGCCAACACCTACGGTTTGAAAACCAAGGCCGCAAAGAGCCTGTTTAAGGCCGTCGACGATCTGCGGGCTTCAAAATGCGCTCTCGACGATATCGTTTGTAGAGACTATAGAGACGAGCCCCGTGAAGACCTGGTGCGTTGTTATTATGCTCACGACAGAGCGGCCGGGTCGAAAACAACACCGCGCTGAAGCAGGGATGGGTTGTTCCTGATTTCATCCGGGATATCCCCGGCCAGGACAATCTTCATGGGAGGGAGTTTTATCTCCACCAAAAGATCTCCTATTTTTGCAAAGACGCTTTCGCCATGGAAAAGGCTTTTGATGATGCCTACGTCTTCGGGATTGGGGTTGTGCACCAACAACCCTTTTTCCGTCAGCGTTGCCAGATTGCGAGGATGCAATGCCTGGACGGCGTCATCCACGCAGGCCTCTACATCCGGCCGAAACTCCACCCCAACCCTGACGAGCAACGCCTTCTTCACCTCGTCCTTGGAGCACCCCAGTGCTTCAAGGACTTCTTTGATTTCGAGCAATTCACGGCCGATGCCACCGTTGTCCATTTCCTTTTTGGTCAAAACCTTATCCATATCCATCCTCCTCATCTTTTGAGCCGGGGGGAATCCCTCCGTTCGTCGGTTCTGTAAGCCTCGTAGGCCTCCTCGATCTCTCTGATCGCATCCTGCATTGCATCGTGGGCGGCTGCGTGGTCCCGCGTGGAGGAATCGGTGATTGCCTCCACGAATCGGGAAAGTGCCGGCAGGGTGTCCAGCGCCTCTTCACCCAGGCTTTTTTGCGGGCACACGTTCTGCATGCTCACCAGTCGATAGCCCATCTGCCGCGCCAGATACTTCAGCGGGTCAGTGCAATCACAGGCGGACATCAGGGGGATGATCAGATTTGCCCCCAGCTTGGCGCCCTCGTCAGCGTCGTTCAGTTCCCGCATCAGGGTGGCATAGGGCTTGCCGACCCGTTCCGCGATCATCTTCGCGCCCTGGTTGGAGCTTATGACCATTTCGGCGATAACTTCGATAAAATTGCTCATTGGAATTTTTGGGTGAAAATATAATTGATGATTGATTATTCTTGGATATTTTGTCTCTGAAAAGAGCCTGGATAGGTCGAAATAACACTTGAAATTTTCTCCCACGAGGAGAGTCGGATATCCCGGCCGTTTAAAAATTTATAGACAACAGACCGTCCAATCCCGGCCTTGCTCGCAATGGACTCGGGGGTTTCCTGAAATTCTTCGATGAATTTTTTTAGCTTTGTTCGTGCATTCATATGACAAATCGTATCGAATTAGAAACGTGTGTCAACAAAAATTCTCTTTTAGGAGAATAGCGCTATGCTAGAAAACAGAATAACAACTTTTTCTATGGGAAAATTATATTCGAAAGCTCTTGTTTGGCTTGAGAAAGAAGCCGAAAGGAAGCATGGTGGGAAGAATAAGGCGTGGCAGGTACTTGGCGCTAAAAAAGCAACCTATTACAAGGCGCTGTCCCGCAATGCGATACCTAGCGCCAAGGAGTTTTTAAGGTGGTTGGAATTAGAGGGGGTAAAGCTCTCCTTCCCAGACGAGCAGCCTGATACCACCTGCGAGGTCCGCTTTGTCAGCCCTCACATGGTACCAATCAACGGCGAGCCGGATCCCCCCGTACCAGAGGACTATATCGCCGTTCCCCTAGCCAAGGGACCGGTTGCAGCAGGCCGGGGACTTGTGCCCAGGGACGAAATTCAAGACTGGGTCTTGGTGGCTCGCAATCAGGACTCCATCCGATTCCGAACAAACCTTATCGCCGTTCGTATTGATCGAGGGATGGATTCCATGGCCCCGACACTTCACCCGGGTGACATCATCCTGGTGGACAAAGACGACTTCAAGGACAAGTTCGAGGCCCCGGGCAACATATTCCTGATCCGCGAACCCGACGATTCGGTTGCTGTCAAACGGGTGATTGTCACGGGCAAAAACGGAGACAGCGTGCTGACCTTCTATTCGGACAATGTTACCCAATACCCGCCTCGGAACTATTCGCTTGCCGAAGACTACGGCGGTGACATCTCCCGGGCTATCGTGGGCCGTTGCGTCTGGTCCTGGGCGGATATGAGGAAAAAATAGCCTCTGCCGGGTAAGATCTCCATGTTATTTTCACACTGGAATTTCAAAAAAAAACCCCGCTATTGCGGGGCAAAAAATTAGCTACAGAGACTGCTTGGCTTCGGTAGGATCATGTCAAATTTTTTGCGACATCATCCCGACCTAGCTTATCGCGTTGCTCTTTATCTGCTTGCCTAGCAGCTGCGATAAAGTCGATAATGGGAAGATTATAGGGAGGAAACCCGGCTCTCCGAGTAATATCTGCGATGTTTTCCCGAAGATAAGGCAAGAGAATTGCCGGAAGATTAACACGGCACAAAGGTTTTAAATTCTCCACTTCCAATTCATCAACAACAAATTTCCCACCGACCTCAGCGCTGAAATGAAAGGGTAGATTTTCACCCTCTGAAGCTGCACGAAGAAAACAGGTAACTACCTTCGTATCCTCTTCAAATGTTGAATTAAAGCTGATTGCCGATCTAATCTCAAAATTTATCCCTTCACCCGTATATTCTTCGTTCATACCAAACGAGCAGGCAAGAAGCCGTATATCTTTAATTTCCATGTGCTGTACCCGCAAAAATCGGTATTGCGCCTTTAGAGCGATATTTCCCATATACCCCATACGTACCAGTTGCCTTTATAGTTTTATAAACTGTGAATTTTATTTCTCCACAATCTTTTGTTTCATGCTCCAAGCTGTTAAAAACTTCGAGTGCCCAAGAAGGATCGCTTTTAATAAGACGTAACAGCTTGTCCATCGATTTACTCTGCACAACAGTGCCCCGTTCGTATCGCGCAAAGGTCTTCTTTCCAACATCGAGAAGATTCGCAAAATTTTCTTGGGTAAATCCAAGACTTTTTCTGAGATCTTTTATTTGCTTGGGTGTAAGAAGCCGATCAACTCCACGCTGAAACTCAATGATCTGTTCTTCAAATTCCTTATTATCTTCAGGCAATTCAAAATGTTCGGAACATTGAGAGCATTCATACACTTTATACCCATCAAAAATTATTCTTTGCCCCTTGTACTCAAATTCTTGGCGAATAGATTTTCTGGTTACCGAATTTTCGGATCCGCAAAAGGGACAGTTCATGGACCGCATTTCAAAACTCCTCTTGGTTGTGTTCATGAAAAGATGTCACGATCACTTTTTTTTCTTTAATTTCAACAATCTTTAGTTTTATATAAATATATCGATCGCTAAAATGAATACGATATGCGTCTTGCCACAGACCTTTCTGATACCAGTCTTCCGTGGATTTAAAAAAATCTCTATTCTCAAGATCAAGTATGCACTCAAAAATGGATTCTTTGGTAAACCCCATACTCACTGCAGGAATAACAGCATTTTTTTCAGAGAGAATTACAGCCCGCATTCGGACCAGTTCTTTAATCTCAGGGAGCGGATAGTGAGCTTTCCATTTTATGTTTATTGTCACGTTCTCGAAATCTCCAAGGTATCACTATGATACTTTTTAATAAGTCTCAACCGTTTTTCCGTCAATAGCTCTTTTCCAACAATCCAAGATAATTGATTATTCTAAAAATTTCGATATTGTAATTAAAAAAGTTCCTTTTTTCTACTCGTATCACTCAAAAAATCAACCCGCCCTCCCCCGGCGGGTTTTTTATTGCCCTTTTCCCCGTTTTCTAGCCTCAAGCCCACTCAACAACTCCATTTAAAAAGACATGTTTTTTTCTTTGTCTCGAATTAGAAACTTTCTTATTGACATAAATCTCTAATTCGATACTCTTCATTCTAACGGCGCACGGCACCGGCGGCCGACCCCCTTGAGGACAGACAGCCGGGCAATGACTCCGGGTCGGTTTCGACTGACCGGGACCGTATAGACGGGACAAACGGGGGAGAGAGCGAAGCGGATAGGGGCAGGGAATAGACGACAACTAAAAAAGGCCGGAGGGTTAATTCTTAAAAAGGAGACGATCGATGGAACCAACCACGTTTATTGCATTTCTTCGCGACACGGGGCTGACCAGCAGGCAGATTTCTGAATTGCAACATGAGCTGGGAGAATCATTGTTCGGTACCGGAACCCTTTTCGGCAACCCGAAGGCTACCAGCTTCCAGCCAGCTGAGGATCCCGGGTGCTTCACCCCGAAGGTCGCTGAGTAGCTTTTCAGCCTCGTCGTGTGGGATCTCTTCGTCCAGTTTTGATCCGGGGTCTTTCCGGCGAAGAACGCCAACAAGCTCAAGTAGTTCCTTCTCTGATTTTCCGGAGACCTCGGTAAGAATTTGTACAAAGATATCCTGACGAGTCATTATGTTCCCCCTTTTATTTGGATAGTTTTCCAGTGGATACTAAAAAAGGCCGGAAAAGACCATGCCCTCACCGCCAAGCAAGTCATGGCCCCTTCCAGCCAAGGAGCGATGTTCAAATGTCATCCAGTAATACGCATGTCAACGCAAAGGCATCACACAAGCCGGTTGTGTCCTGCGATCTGGCCGGCCACACGTTTACAGCCAGGCCTTCGAGCTTCAAGCGGGGACGATTCATCTTCGGGTTTACCCACAGGCCCTCCGGGCTGCACGTTACCGTCAGATGTTCCGGTGCCGTTGAGTTCAAACGCTGTCTGACCGCCCTGCATCGCGGCGGCCTGCTCGATATCCATGGAGGTGCGGCATGAGCGATAATCCCCTTATCTATTCCGACGCCGAACTGGAGCAGCTTGAGCAGCGACTGGAGATCCTGCCGGACGTCGACATCGATCCGGAGGTGGCACGCAAGCTGGTGGACACAGCCATCCGGGCCCGTCGTGCCCTCGCATCGTTGCGCACCGGACCGATCAAGCGATCACACCCACGCACCAAGGCCCTGATCGACTTCGGCCTGGGCGAGATCACGGCCGAGGGGGTACACGCATGAGCGCACAAGGAACCCGCAAATCACGAATCGCCTGTAATCGGCGCTGCCACGATTGCGGCAAGCCATGCAATAACTACCGCTGCGAGAAATGCTGGGCCAAGATCCGCAACGGTAGCGACTATTACATCCACCCGCAAAGCTATCACGGTCTGGAGTCCATGGAGGCGGCCTATGAATAAACAGGTCCAGGTAGCGGTCTGCCGCATCGTGACGCTGGCAACCACGCTAGAGGGTTGCGATGTGTTTGTCGAATGGCTCCCGCAT